AAGAGGGTTGTTTTGGTAAATGATCAAACGCAAGCCGATGCAATGTTAGAAGTGGGAGATAAGGTAGCAATAGATAATGATTAAAGACGAAGATAGACCTGTACATCCTTTAATTTTGCTAATAGCTTTACCTATTGCTTTGTTTTGTACTTTGCTAAATTGGATGTTACCTAAAAAGAAAAAAGAATGAAAGCTTATACACAAAAAAAAGAAGATGTCATATATGACATTATAACTCACGGTGGTGGGGACATAACATCAGGGCAAATAATGTGCCATGATTGCGAAGATGCTGAGATAAGATACTCATGCGAGATGTTAGAAGATGGTGATCATGTTTTAGATATAGGTGGAAACATAGGATTACACACTATCAACTTTGCTAAAAAGATAATTCCTAATGGTAAACTAGTTGCATTTGAACCAATGTCTAAGAACTTTGGTGTTTTAACTAAAAATATTGTAAAGTATGAATTAGATAAAAAGAATGTACTAGCTATTAATGCTGCAGTTAGTGATGTTTCTAAAAAAGCTCAATATATTATTAACCCTGCTAACATGGGTGATTGTAGAGGCCATGTTTTTGATAACGAAACGTTTGAAGAAGAAACAGTTAATCAATTATCTATTGATGATTTCTTTGAAAACCACAATACAATAGGTATAGAATGGGGTAAAATTAAGTTAATTAAGTTAGATACTCAAGGATCAGAGGTAAGCATACTAAAAGGCGCGGCAAAATGCTTTGAAAAACCATTTAACGGAACTATTTTTATGGAATATGCTCCATATTGGCTAGAAAATAACAATCAAGACATAGAATGGTTCTATAATTTTTTAAAGGAACAGATGTTTTCCGTATTTTTTATTCCTTTAAATTCAAATGTTAACGGGAGACCTTTAGTAAACCCTTCTTCAATAACAGAGATAAAAGATTATTACGAAGAATGTAAAGGAAAAGACACATATAGCAATATTATTTTAAAAAGAACACCACGATCATAGTAAATCTTTACCTATCAACGAGTTAATCACTCCAATTTTGATATACAATCCATAAAACTACTATAAGCATAGCAATAAAGATAGTCCAAAACTCGTAATCTGGTTCATCTTCCATCATATAACATTAAGTTCGCCGGTTGAATCCCCAAATTTATGAGTATCTATACCGTGTTTGTGTAATAAACTAACGAATAAATCACACATAGGCTTTTCTTTCTTGACTCTAAAATGATTTCCTCTCATTTTCTTTCCTCCAACTAACATAAAAGGTAGTTCATCATGGTTATGTCTGTTACCATCTGATATTCCAGCACCATATATAACGTCTGTACTCTCTAATAAATTGTCTTTTTTAAGATTGCTTATAAATTCCGAAAATAATCTTACATTAAACAAGTCAATCATTGCTAATTCATGTAATTTTTTAGGGTCTTTTTGGTGATGAGATAGGCTATGGTGGCCTTCCGATACTCCAATCTCTCTAAATGGTCCATTATAACCATCATGAGCTGTTAAAAATGTAATTACTCTTGTTGTATCGTTTAAAAATGCCAAATGCATTAACTTATAAATTAAACGAAACTTATCTGACTTATGTTCTATATCAAAATTAAAGGTATAATCCTTATTATTAATAAATTGATCCCTTCTTTCTAATTCTAATTCAACTTCTCTAATAGCATACATGTATTCTTCTAGTTTGGTTTTGTCTGCATTACTAGCTCTCCTTTGGAGATCTTTACTCTCCTGCATTACATAATCAAGTATAGATCTCTTTCTTAGTTTCTCCTTTTGCTCAATTGTTTTAACATTAAAAAGTCTATTGAAAATGTCTTTTGGGTCATGCATAGAAGCCATAGGTTGGTTAGCAGATTTCCATGATAAGTTATATTGATAAGCACAACTATAACCAGAATCACACTTACCTAATATCCTTGCTTTGCTTCCTGAAAATTGTAAACTATCAAATCTTGTTATACCATTATACTTGTCAGCTATTAATTGATCTACCGATTTACCAGATCTGATTTTAGATTCGTGCTTATTTGCTTGCGTTCCTGTTAAAAATGTAGAACAAGCTCTAGCATGATCGCCAGCCCCATCGCCATTTGGTCTTGCTTTATCGTGGGTTAAGCCAGATATAACTAAAGATTGATCCAAATGATCTTCCATAGGAGATAAAGAATTAGGTATATCTATTACTCTTCCATATTGTTTAGGTGTCCAATGATGCATATTAATGCCATTAGGTACATAAACAACTGCTAACCGTTTAATATTATTAGTAATACTCCCGAAACATTCCAAGTGAGGAAGGGAAAGGGTTAGACCCAAACTACCAATAAAGGATCTCCTATTCATATATTATATTTAATGACTAGGTTTTAAATTAATATCCGGATCCACAAGGTGTTGGTGTTGGTGGTGTTTTATTTTCATCACGATTACCAGCATGGAGAGGTGTTTGATCGGATGTTGTTCCAGGTGTAGCCCAACCACCACAAGGTTCAGATGTTGTCTGAGGAGCACATGGCTCTGAAGTTGTCTGGGGTGTTACACTACCACTTGGTTCTGCGGTTGTACTAGGGGTTGAATAATCGGCTGCCATAAAAATATTTAAGGTTAGCGGTAGAAAAAAGGCGACCCGAAGATCGCCTTAACTGTAATTAGCTATGAATCAATAATTTATTCGCCTGGCTTGTTACCGTCGATAACAGCGTCTCGCTTATTTTTGAATTCGTCGCGGATTTCTTTAATGCGTTTTTGAACTTCTACACGATGTTCTTTCATAAGCTTTTCCCAATTCTTACGATTTTCTCTCATCTTGTCTCTCAACGCAGACTTTTGTTCGTCAGTAGCTTCTTTCCATTGCTTTCTGTCGACTTTACCTTTTAGTTTCTTAGCAGCAGCTTCGAATGATTTTTTTAGTTCTTTGATTTTTTCATCATTGTGAACTACTTTTCCGAGCCTACCTTTTGGTCCTCGATGCTTTGAACCTTTCTTTTTAGCATCACCACGTTTGGCATCTCTTTTTTTCTTAGCAGCTTCAAAGCGCTTTTTAAGTTCTTCTCTAGAAGGTTTCTTTCCTTTTTCACGATGAGATACTTTATCTTTACCTCTCGATCCCTTATCAGGCTTAGCCTGTGCGTTAACTGAAGTCGCTACCGCTAGCGTAATTGCTAGAGCGACCACTTTTAATAATGTTTTCATTTTATTTTACTTTCTATTAAGGTAGCAAGCAGACAATCTTCCTACCGGTAGATATTCCTATTTATGTAAATCATGTATGGCCTTCTCAATTATTCCGTCTGTATATCCTCTAAGATAGTTATCACTAGGTTGATCGGTGACATAATATGTTAATAACGAGCCTAGTAAGGCCCCTACTACGAATCCCGAGAAGATCATAACTAGTTTGTTAAAGACCATATGGTTAACTTTTATTAATAATTGATCTTTTGTCATTTCTTATTATTATGACAACCGCACGAATTTCCACAACATAATTTTTGCATACAGTCTTTACAAATAAACCGTTGTATTCCTTGACCGGCTTTGTTCTTTCCCCATTCTTGTTTTGTTACTAACTGTAGATCTAATTCGCTTGGAACTTCCTTTTTACAGTTTTCACACCGGACCATATAAATATTTAAATATGTTCGATAGAGACCAAAAAAACATTTTAAGTAAATTTGATCCTATCACCCGATCACATTTTACGCCACCAACAGGTTTTGTAAGTTATAATGGGATTGAGTATGTAATTATTGGTGACGATGGAACAAATATAGATATAGTCCCTTTGCCTGATGACACTAATGCTATTACCGTTTCGAAAGACGAAGCATCGCCAATAAAGGCAGAAGATATTATGTCAAAGAAGTATCGTAATTTACCAGAAGAAGAAAGCAATGTTGGATAGAGATCAAAAAAATATTAACTTATTATTCGAACGTGTCATGACCGGTGGCCCTGATGGAGGGAAATCAGATAGACATAGAATGCCTCCTTTTGCTTCTGATATAGTTGGTGATAAACAGATAACCTTTAAAAAAGACCCAGGTGGTTTAGGGGCAAAACTGATAACAATGTATCAAACTTTTGGTGCTGGGGACGATTTTAATCAGTTTGCTCAACAGATACAAACTAACAATCCAGAAAATTGGGAATCACTTTTACAATTTTTAACATTTGTATTCAATTCGCCTTCCAACTTTAAAAAAGAAGTTAGAGATACAGCAGCAAATATATTAGATATTTTTAAATCTGGTTGGAGACAATCTGATGAAGATAATGAGCTTCCTTCTTTTGATGAAATAACAGATGATATAAAAAATCATCCTGGAAGACAAGCTTTAGAAAGACATAAAAGAGAACAACAAAAAGGTCCTGTAAAAATTAATATTAAAGCAGGGGAAGAATATCTCAAAAAGCAACTACAAAAACGTACCGGTCAAAGACCCTCTTGATAAAATCGCTTAGTTTTTAAATAATTATTAGGAGAAAACTACGTATGAGTACTAAGAAAAAAAAGAATAAACCAGAGCATTTTATAACAAGATGGGACGGAATTAGAGTACCTATTTATTTTGAATCTATTGATAATAGTGAAATGCTCGACGGAGTATGTTACGATCCAGAATCTACGGATAGAAAAATTGTTGTAGATAAAAGATTAGGAAAAAGGCGAAAGTTAAATGTTATTATTGAAGAAATAACCCACGCATTTTTTTATGATCAGCCAGAGTATAAAGTACGAAAATACTCCGCTGAACTAGGAAGAGTTATTTATAATCGATTTATTAAACAAAAAGCTATTGAAACTTCTGCAGATTAGTCTATAATAGACGTATGAACAGAACACTAGTTTCACATGAATGCCCGGTTACAATATTAGAAGAGTCCTTAGCGTTTAATGACTATCAATATTGTCTAGTCCACTTGATGGAAGAACAAGAGAAATATAGAGAGTGGTTTACTGAAAGATATAGAGCTCTAAGACCTAATGGTCAAATACTTTTAGATAATTCAATTTTTGAGTTGGGTGAATCTTTTGATTCAGAAAAATATGTAGAGTGGGCTAGAATAATTAAACCTAATTTTTATATTGTACCTGATGTTTTAGAAGATGGTTATGCTACTATTCATAAGTATGAAACTTTTATGACCAATTATGATAACGTACCGGGTAAAGCTATTGGGGTAGTACAAGGGAGCTGTTGGCAAGAAGTAGTAGATTGTTATAAATTTATGTCAGCTTGGGCTGACTATATTGGAATTAGTTTTGATTTTAGTATGTATGATATTACAGGTACAGGAAGAACAAGACTAGAAAAATGCGCATCAGGACGACAACAACTAGTACAAAGACTTATTGATGAAGGGCATTGGAATTGGGATAAACCTCACCACTTGTTAGGTTGTTCTTTAGCAAGAGAGTTTTCATGGTATCGAAAGAATGACATTTATAATATACGGTCTGTAGATACTTCAAATCCGGTTACGGTTGGTATTGAAGAAAACTATTATAATGGTGATTTTGGTATGGACGATAAACCAAAATTAAAACTATTTGAACAAATTGAAGTTGAAATAAACGACGATCAATTAGAAGCAATAAATTATAACACTAGGATGTTTGACTATATTGTTAATGGTGCTTTGACTAAATATAATTATGAAGTTTGACGATCTATGGACTATACATACAGAAGGGTTTGATTCTTTACAAACTCAGGATAACCGTACCGGTAATAGTAATCAATACGATCAAGGGTTAACACCAGCTGAATATAGAAGTACGGGAGCAGCAGAAGGTGAAGAAGATCACGGTCCAGTATCAAAAGAAAAAGCTAATGCGTCTTCTATTATAGAATTGCTTAAGACTCATAGAGAAAAAGGCATGAATACTGCTGAAATAGATAACGTGATATCTAAATTAGCTGACCTAGAACGGCAGTTATCAGCTAGTCTTTAATAAATACTTTTGATATGAAAAATCTATTATTACTACCCCTGTTGGCTCTGTTTTTGACTGGATGTCCTTCCAACGAAAACTTAACTCCCGAACAAGCCGCGGAGAAAAAATTGAATACTATTTTGCTTGTAGTTGAAAATGGTGTTACATTCTCTACTAAAACCTATTTAGCAACGGTTGAAGATAAAGAAAAAGTTAGAGGATATTTTACTGACGCAGCTTCTATAATTAACGGATTAGTTACAGACGGAAAAGTAGAACCTGATGTAGTAAAAAAATATTTATCTGATGGTATTAACGAAAAGGTACCCGTACCTTTTAATACAGCTGTTATTGGTGCTTTAGATTTAGGATTATCTGCTTACAATGGCTTTTATGCTGCAAATGTAAAGGATAATATTGCTAATAAAGATAAAGCTGTTAAAGTTTTAAAAGCAATTGCTGCTGGTATTGAGTCAGGTGTTGATCCAGTATCGGGTGATATTAATGCTTTAGAAAATCCTTTGAAAGGCTATACAGACTTTACACTCTAATAATAGTACATATCATATTGTAAGCGGCCTTTATGGCCGCTTTTTTTATTAAATACTTAAAGTTTGCTACTAGTTAATACAGAAATGACCCGTTTACCAAAGTCAGAACTCACACGAGTTCTCAATGCACAAGGGGGTATTAATACTCCTATAATACATGCTCCAGATGCCAATTATGTTCTTTATTCTTTAGACTATATTAAAGGTGAAGGATATACTAGATTTAAAGATTGGTTGTTCAAGAGAGGTATATTAGGATGGAGACATACTTTCGATTGTGATAATTATGCAGAAGCTTTTAGAGTGTTTATGCAAATAGTTCATTCTAAAGCTCAAACTGATAAAGACGACAATTCAAGAAAACAATCTGTAGCTGTAGGTGTTATTTGGTATGAAAGGGACGGAAGAGGTGGTCATGCTATTAATGTTATTGTAACAAAAGTTGACGATAAACTAACTGTTAGATTTATAGAACCTCAAGATGGTAAAGAAGTAGAACTATCCAAAAGCGAAAAAGAATCGATATTTTTTGTGTTAATATGATAAAGTATGATAAAATAGAATGTAGTATTATTTTAGGAATAATGCTTATAATGGTAATAGGTCTTACGGGATGTAAAAAGAAAGACGAATTTGATACAAATCCAGAATATGTCTTGATTGAATCGGTTGATACATTATCATAGATTTAATGTCTGAAAAAACTCGCCTTACCTGGACTGATATAGAAAAAGATACTGATAATTTAGTATCAAAAATTAAAGCCTCCGGAAAAGAATATGATTGCATATTGGGTATAGCAAATGGTGGTTTAGTACCTACTTGCATTATAGCAAAAGCTTTACAGTTAAAAAATGTATTAACGGTTTCTTTAAAATCATATATAGATGAATATGCTCATGATGTTCAATTTATTACATCTATTAATTGGAGCGATTTAAAAGGCAGAAAAAGAATATTGGTTATTGATGATCTTATAGACAGGGGGGAAACAATTTATGAAGTAGAAAAGATCCTGGGTTATCTCAAATATAAACACAAGCTAGCTTATGAATTTGATACAGCCGTGCTTTATTTGAAGAAGAATGATTCGTATGAACCAAGAGTTATTCCAACATATTATTCAGAAATAAAAGATCCAAAAACGTGGTTAGTCTTTCCGTGGGAATAAATATAACAAATGAATAAGGAGAATCGTTCTATTTACGAAGCATACTCGGTACAAGAAGAAGGTTTGAAAGATGTAATAAAAAGTGCCGCAGCAGCGGCTGCTATTGGAGCAGGTTCTATGATGAACCCTTCAGTAGATGCAGCTGAAACGAAAAGTTCTATAGAACGGCCAATAGGTCAAATGGACCCTAAAATGGATAGGGAGTTTGTAGAATATATTAAATCAGCTGAAAATGCAGGCAAAACAGGCTTTGAAAAAGGTAGATGGTACCCTCATAAAAGTTTTGAAGGCGGTACAGATACTATTGCATATGGACATAAATTGCAAAAAGGCGAAAGCTATTCTAGAGGGTTATCTGAATCGCAAGCTTCTAATTTATTAAAAAGAGATTTATTAAATGCTGAAAATATTGTTAGAGCAAAAATAGGTACAAAAGAATACGACAAATTGGATATGAAAAGAAAACAAATGTTGTTAGATTTTGCATTTAATTTAGGACCCGGATTTACAAGAGAGTTTCCAAAATTTACAAAGGGCGTATTAGCAAATGATCTTGAAGTAATGAAAAAAGAATATAAAAGATATTCTAATGATGTAGAGCTTGTAAGAAGAAATAAAATGTTTGAAGATTTATTTCTAAAAGAAAGACAATTTATGCCTGATACTTCTCAAGGAAAAAAAGATTCTGAAGAGTCTTCAGTTATTGTAAAACAAGGTGATACATTTACTCGTATAGCAAATAATTTAAGAATTAAAGTTAATGATTTAATTAAAGCTAATCCTGGGGTTGATCCTAAAAAGCTTCAAATAGGTCAAACTCTTAACCTTCCTTAATACCAACCGCCTTGAGTACCTGCATTAGTAGAAATAAATTGAGGTGTATTTTTCATAGGTTGATCTACTGTTGCGGAAGCATCTAATTTATCTGGAGCAACGCTATCTTTTTTCTTTTTCTTTAATTTTTCGCAGCGTTTGCATTTTTTACCCTTTAATAATTCGGTGGGTATGTTTAATTGAGATACATCTGGCACATGTATGTTTCCCCCACCTTTAAATCCTCCCTGACCTGCTTTGAGACTACCTAGAGGTCTACCTATAGCTAAAATATCGGGGCCATTTTTGACTCTATCAAAATGCCCCGATGCGTTACCTACTTCAAGTAGAAAGTATTTTTCAAAGGATATCACCTTTTAACGTTTTTCCACATTGCTGCTGCGGCTATCTTTTGTCCTTTTTCGCCACCACCAGCTGCTTTAGCTACTTTAGCAAAACCTTTTCCTTTTTTGCCTATGTCGTCTCCAGCTCTGGCTTTCTTAGCTACTTGGCTTTTCTTTTTTTTTGACAAGCCTGCAGAAGGTCTTTCTTCGTCCTCATCAGGATGACTACCGCTACCGTAATCTCTTACTTCGCTCTTACGTCCTGTCTTTTTATTAAAACGACGTACTCTGTCACCTTTGTTACCGCCAAAACGCTTTTCCTTTTCGGATTCATCTTCTGCCCAAGGTGCATATAAATCTCTTGCTAATGCATCTCTTGTATCAGGTGATATAGAACCTTCGCCGCTAATTTCTCTTTTGGCACGTCCTAGTAAAGCCTTACCAGCTGTTCCTCTTTTACGTACTTGTGCTAACAATTCTTTATCTGAAAGATGACCTGTTTTGTCATGCTCTTCAGCATCTTCATCATGAACAAAACTCCATCCAGGAGGTGCATACTTTTCACCAGTACCGCCCATTCCCATAATTCCAGCAAGACCGACACCTTCGATGGTTTCTTTTAGAGCTTTTGTCTCTTCAGTTGTATCATCATCATCCGGTTCATCTTCATCAAAATGCTGCTCAGGAGCGCCTTTGGATTTTTTGGGTTTATTCTTTTTATCTCTAACGTATCGGTTGCCTTCTCCGATAACATACTTACCTAAAAGGTCATTGATTAAATCGTCGTAACGTGCCATAATGTTATTTATGTTTATCCGGTACGTTTCCATGCAGATAGTGATGCAGCACCTGATCCTAATGTTTCAGACGTACCTGCTGCAGCCCAAACTTGACCAGATCCTTCTAACCATTTACCTGGATCTGTTGGGTTGCTAGCAAAATCAATATCGCTTGACCATATGACTGAACCCACCGGGTAAATTACATTCCAATCAGCTTTTATACCAGTAGAATCAATTTTAAGAATTTCTGGTGTTGAACCTGTAGAAGAAGAATCAATATTAATTCCTATTGTTCCTGTTGTGACTAATGTTGTTGTATTGGAGGTATCACTATCGACCATTAAACCATCAGCTGTAAATATTTCAGTGACCGTACCTTCTGTTACATTTGCTGTTCTTGCATTTCCAACAATAGCCCATTCATCTTCCATTAATGGATTTGTGCCGGTTAATGCTTTTAATGTAGTGTCATTTAAATCGAAACAAATATCTCCAGAAACTGCATATTCAAGAGTATTACCGGCGACTAGATCTGTGTCTAAATTGTTATAATAAAACTTTTGACCAACTATATTACCTCCAGCTGTATTACCATCACCGACCCATACTTTATTTGAATCTGTTGCATAGCCTAGTTCAGCAGTATCTAAAGTTATAGTATTCTTTTCAGCTGTTGTACCGCTTCTTATTAAGATCTTTGTAATCTGATCTGCCATATAGATATTTATACTTGAGTATTAAAGAACCATTCTATAATATGATTAATGGCAAAAAAACTTTCGTGTATCGTTAGCGGTAGAACTCTAACTATAGCAAATTCATACTATCAAAAAAAATTAGATAAAGCTGGCGACGAAGAAAAACTTCATTCAACTTACATATGTAAAGAAGCAAAAAAGTTATTAAGAATAGGTAATACTGTTAATAGTGTTAGAGAAAAATTATGTGATGAAGAAACTATTAACGATTTACCAGAAATAGACGAAAATTTAGTTACTCAAATTATTTTTGGAAATAATAAAAAGAAATTTCAAAGTACAACAGATTTCAATACTTTGTCAAGTGTTACACATAATCAAACAGATCCTGAAGTTTTATCCTTTATTGAGAAGCTTTCTAAATAAATATTTTAGTGCCTATAACAGTACCAGAAACAATTAAACGATACGGGAAGGCAATTCCGGTAAATCAAAGTGATATTGACAATGGTCCTTCGTTTAAAGCTATTAAAATTAATATAGGCGGGCCTACACGTACAAAAACAAGTACCCCTACCTCTACTCAAACACCAACACAAACACCAACACAAACACGTACACCATCACAATCACCTACCAGAACACAAACACCAACACAAACACAAACCGGTACACAAACTACTACACCTACTCAAACAAGAACACTTACAGAAACAAAAACACAAACCCCAACAAGAACACGATCAAAAACAGAGACAAGAACATCAACTCAGACACAAACTAGAACATCTACTCAGACAGTTACACCATCAAAAACCGTTTCGCAAACAATAACAAGAACAGCATCACAAACACCTACTCAGACTCAAACACCTACAAATTCTGTAACTAGAACAAGAACACCAACTCAATCAGTAACTTACACACAAACACGCACGGTATCACCATCACCAACTGAATCTCCAGCCGCTACTGCAACACGAACCGCAACTAATACTTCTACTCAAACACCAACACAAACAAGAACACAGACTGTTACACAAACTCAATCAAAAACAAATACTAGAACACCAACACAATCACCTACCAGGACAGTATCTCCATCTTACGGTATGTCGGCCACGCCAACGCAAACACCAACATCTACAAGAACAGCTACTCAGACACCAACACAAACTGCAACAAGAACAGCTACTCAGACAAGAACAAAAACATCTACTCAGACTGCTACTCAGACAGTTACCCAAACATCTACTCAGACTCAAACACAAACATCTACTCAGACTCAAACACCAACTCAATCTCAAACACAAACTCAGACAGTTACTCAAACACCAACTCAAACAAGATCAGCTACACAAACACCTACCAAGTCTATTACTCAATCTGTAACTCCATCACAAACACAGACTCAAACACAAACTCAAACACGAACCAAATCTATAACTCAATCACCAACTGTAACACCAACTCGGACATCTACTCAAACACAGACAATTACGCAGACACCAACACAAACGCAAACACCAACCCAGACATCGACAATTACTCAGACTCAAACATCAACTGTTACAAAATCTATTACACAATCACCTACAGTTACAAAATCTATAACTCAGACACCTACCCAGACTCAAACACCTACCCAGACTCAATCACCAACTCAAACGCCAACTCAATCTCAAACACAAACTCAGACAAGAACACAAACAAGGACACCAACACAAACACAAACAGCAACTCAGACACGAACCAAATCTATAACTCAGTCACAGACTGTAACACCGACACCGTCACGTACTGTTACTCAAACACAAACAGGTACCCAGACAACCACAAGATCAAGAACCCCATCACAAACAGTTACGTCTACTCAGACTCCTACACCTACACAAACAAAGTCTATTACTCAATCACCAACAAAAACAAGAACAAAAACACAAACACAAACTCCATCGCCTTCAGTTACAAAATCTAAGACCGAAACACAAACACCTACACCATCTGTCACAGGAACACAAACTGGTACACCTGCTGTTACACCAACACAGACACCCACACAAACACCAACTCAGTCTCCAACACAGACAGGAACAGCTGCTGTTACTCCAACTCAAACACCAACTCAAACACAGACACCAACTCAAACACCAACTCAAACACCAACTCAAACAACAACACAGACAGGAACAGCTGATGTTACTCCAACTCAAACACCAACACAAACACAAACAACCACCCAAACAAAAACACAATCACAGACGGTCGATGTCACGACAACAGATACACAAACACCTACACCAACACCAACTCAGACACCAACTCAATCTCCAACACAAACTCAGACATCAACAGTAACAATGACTGTAAACAATACAGAATCACCAACACCTACACAAACACCAACACGAACAGATACAAGAACACGCACAAGAACACCTACCCAGACAGTAACACCTTCTACATCGACAGTCGGAGGATCACCTACACCTACACCGACAGAAACACAGACAAGTACACCTTTCACAACGCCTACAAGAACTAAAACAGCCTCTCCTACATTAGGATAGAAACTAAGTTAGCTTGAAGATTGGTTGTGAAGAATAAATATATTCGTGGCGGACAGACAAAAGAATCGCAATGTAATTGATTACGTAAATTTAGGGGGCGAAAAATTCGCTACACCTACACCTGCAGTTACCGTAACACGAAGTGTATCCCCAACGATATCAAATACCCCTGCAATTACCTCTACAAAAACCAAGACAGTTACAGGTACATCAACTGCTACAAAAACAATAACACCAACTCAGACACAAACAAAAACAAGAACACCAACCCCTTTTGCTACCCAAACCAATCCTACACCTACTCCAACCCCCACTGTTACTAAATCAAAAACAGCTACCCCTACTAGCACCGTAACGCGATCAAATACACCTAATGTTACAGCAACGGTTACACCGTCTAATGATGTGACTAAAACAGTATCCCCTACCGTAACTGTTTCAGTCACAACAACTCAAACAAGAACACCTACTCAGACACAAACAAGAACCCAGACACCGACAAGAACAAATACTAGAACAGCTTCTCAAACACAGACTCAAACACAGACTCAAACACAAACACAAACATCAACTGTAACAAAATCAATTACTGTAAGTATTACAAGAACGGGTTCAACTGCAGTTACACCTACACCTACCAGAACAGTAACACCAACACAGACAGCAACCACTACAAGAACTTCATCCGCTACAAAAACAAGAACTCAAACACCGATAGTAACAACTTCTCAAACACCAACACAAACAAGAACACCAACTCAATCACCAACAAGAACGAGAACACCTACACAAACTAAAACAATAACTCAAACGCAGACACAAACGAGAACAAGAACACCTTCTCAGTCAGCTACCACTACGCGATCTGCTACTCAGACGCAAACTCAAACACCTACTGAAACCCCAACACA